ACGGGTGCAAGTTGAACGGGTGTTATGATGGCCGGGAGAAGATCGAAGTATGACGCCGATGTGCATCGAACCATCGTCAAGTACATCACCGATGGTGCCTTTGACTGGGTGGCGTCGGAAGCCGCGGGCATCGGCAAGTCAACTTTCTACCGCTGGCTGGAATCTGGCGAGAAGTATCCCAAGAGCCGCTACCGGGAATTTTGGGAAGACGTTTGCAAAGCCCGCGCTGATGCCCGCATGTCGGCAGAAATCAAGGTCAAGCGCGATAATCCGTTCAACTGGCTTCGTTATGGGCCGGGCCGGGATCGTCCGGGCGCACCCGGCTGGACTGAGCAGCAACAAATCACCGGGCCAGACAGTGGTCCTGTAGAGATCAAAGATGTTTCCAGCGCAGAATCAGAAGTCGCCAGCCGAATTGATAGCCTCGCTGCCCGCCTCGGAACGCTCGAAGGAATTAGCGGCGCTGGCGAGGAATCCGACGGAAAAGCTGGCGCTTAGATACCTATGGCGCTTCTGGGCGAAACCGAAGCAGCTCGCACCGCCCGGCGATTGGTTCATTTGGCTGGTGCGTTCTGGGCGCGGCTTCGGCAAAACCCGGCTGGGCGCTGAGTGGGTCATTGGCCGGGCGAAACATGGGCCATTCTACCCGATTGCTCTCGTGGGGCAGACGAAGGCCGACTTGCGCGACACTATGGTCGAACTGGGCGAGTCCAGCATTATGAAGGTCAGTCCACCGTGGTTCATGCCGGAATTGCAAGCGACAAAGCGGCGCCTCGTGTGGCCTAACGGCATGATCGCGGTCATGTACAGCGGCGACGAGCCCGATCAATTGCGCGGCCCGCAGCATGGGTCAGCCTGGGTGGACGAGCTGGCAAAGTTCAAGTATCCTGCCGAGACAATGGACAACTTGACACTGGGCTTACGCGTAGGCGAACGACCGCAGGCAGTAGTCACGACCACACCACGCCCGATCCCGGTCATCACTCGGCTGCTTGAAGATCCCGGCGTGGTGCATACGGTCGGTTCCAGCTTTGAGAATATCACCAACCTGTCACCACGCTTCATCGAGCGCATTCGGGAGCAGTACGAAGGGACGCGCCTGGGGCGTCAAGAGTTGTACGGCGAGATTCTGGACGACGTACCTGGGGCACTATGGAAGCGGATCGACCTGGAAACGAACAGGGTTCGGGAGCATTCGCCATTGACGCGGGTCGTGGTGGCTATTGACCCGGCAGAGACAGTCAACCCGGATCGCGGCTCGGAGACTGGTATTGTGGTGGCCGGGCTTGGCGGTGACCGTCACGGCTACGTGCTAGACGACATATCGCTCTACGGCACGCCTGCCGAGTGGGCCAACGAAGCGATCACGGCCTACAACCGATTCCATGCTGACCGCATCATTGGCGAAGCGAATGCTGGCGGCGACATGATCGAGCATACGCTGAGGTCGGTTGACTCGAAGGTCGCATACAAAAAGGTCATCGCCAGCCGTGGCAAACAGACTCGCGCCGAGCCGATTGCGGCTCTCTATGAGCAGGGCAAGGTGCACCATGTCGGCATGTTTGCGGACCTCGAAGACCAACTCTGCTCCTGGGTGCCGGGCGAGAAGTCACCGGATCGCCTTGACGCATTGGTGTGGGCGTTGTCTGAGCTGATGCTAGGCGCGCCGGAATACAGTAAGCCGGGGGTGGCTCGCTATGCCTGATATCGCCCAAGACGTGCGGTTGTCCTTCCTGCACTGGCTCGCCAACGAGGATACGACGCGCGCTGATAACTACCGCGCCTATCGCGAATACTATGACGGCGACCACGACACGCAACTGACTGACCGTCAGCGCAAGTACCTCCAGATCAAGTTTGGCGAGGAATTCCGTTCGAACTACTGCCCGATTGTGGTCGACGCCCTGGCCGAAAAACTCAAGGTCACGGGTTTCAGCGCGGGGCCGGAACAGGGCGTATTGATGGCCGATTGGTGGCAAAAGGCGCGCATGGATGCCGTGCAGTCCACCCTCCACACGGCGGCGATACGCGATGGTGACGCCTATCTGATTGTCGAATGGGACAACGACCGTCAGTTGCCGCGCTTCACTTTTGAGCCTGCCTATGACGGCACGGTCGGCGTGCGCTATCACTACTCCGACGAGCAGCGCGGTGCTCCGGCAGTAGCATCTAAACGCTGGCGCATCGAGCGCGGCAAGCAGGCCGGTTACATGCGGCGGCTGAATCTCTACTTTCCGAATCGCATCGAGAAGTATGTCAGCAACCAACTTGAGTTCGAGGGGGCTTGGCAACCCTACCAGCCCGAAGGCGAGCCGTGGCCGATCTGGTGGACACGCACCGGGACCGAAAGCGGCGAGCCCCTGGGGATGCCCGTCCTCCACTTCAAG